AACTGCATTGAGTCCATCGGCAAACCTCCACGAAAAGAGGGCTGGAGAGTACTACCACATCAGCGCCAGCCCGAAACCCACGAATGATTTTGTGATTGTCTGCGCACCGCCTGGCGACGGCAAGACCAGGTACGCCGAGCAGATCCGAGAGGTCACAGGTTGTGACGTCGTTATCGATGGATTCGGTCCAGACAGTCCAGCACCAAAGCCGGGTGAGGACGTCCTGGTATTAACCAACATGCGACCAACCGAAGCCCACGCCGCCGTATGGGATTTCTGCCTCAAGCACGGCCTGGCAGTTGATGAGATTCGATTCCTCAACTTCGAAATCCTGCTCAGCGAGGTGACGGCATGACCAAGGCCAACACCATTCCCCCACAAGGCGGCAGCCGCCCCACCGGCCTGCAACTGGTTGCCAGCTGGCAGGCCATCTGGAACGCCAGCCTGAAGGGCGAAAAACGCGCCCTGCTGGATGCCACCAACGCACACGTGGCCCTGTTNCCNCCCGTNCTGCAGCCAGANGCACTGGCCCGGGTGCAGAAGATCACCGGNCAGGTCACCGAGCCCCGGCAGATCCGCGCCCTGATCGAGCGGGGCAACCGCGCCGCCAACAACCTGATCACCGCAAAGGCATAGGAGCCGACCATGGCCACCACCCTGCAACTACCTGACGACATGACCATGGGCGCCCTGCTGCAGCTGGCCGAAGCCACCGGCAAGCGCCTGCGCAGCATTCCCATACCACCGAAGCCGAAGGACCTACCCGATGGTTACGACCGCCGCGTTACTCATCTTCGCCCTGGCCGCCGTGTGGCTGGTCAGCAACGCCAACCTGGAAAGGACGCAACACGATGACCCCGATGCCCAACCTNTCACCATCATCAGCACCTGGNTCGTCATCCGGCGCCGCAACGGAGCNGTCATTGCCCGGCTCCCTTTACAGCGGGCTTGCCGCNAANGACGAGCGGCTGGGNTGGCTGGAGCTNCGGACCGTNCCNTCCGTGGTCAACCGGTCACTGCGCGAACTGTTCAGCCGGGCACTGGAGCAGGACCGCGATGCCAAGCGAGCCGCCGGCTTCCTCCTCGGACTATGGAGCCCCAGCCAGTACCCCCTGGACCTGAATGAACTGGGCTTTTTCGACCGGGAACTGAACTACGCCTGCCGGCACGTGCTGAATTTCATCATCGCCGTCCAGGTGAACTTCCGGCAGATCGTCAGCTACCAGCTGATGGAGCCGGTGCTGATCGCATGGGGTGAGCAGGAGGGCCAGGACTGATGGCCCGCGCCTGCACCGCCACCACCCACGCCCTGGCACCGCTGATGCGACTGTCGGATGCCGACCTGCGGGAAGAAATCCACAGCGCCGCAAGCCGCGACCCGCTGGAAGGCCTGCACCTGTGCCACGAGTTGCTGCAACACCAGCAGTACTACCCGACCCGCCGAGGCCTGCAACGGCTGGTTGGGCGGTGCCTGACCGACATCAGCTGGATCATCCAAAACCAACCGGAGCTTTGACCCATGAGCAACCAACGGGGCACCGACCTGCCCGAATTCATCAACGACCTGGACGGCGGTGTGTTCGCCGAAAAGGTCAGCCACGCCCTCAGCGACGTAGCCGCCGGCGTGATCGAAACCGACAAGAACGGCGAGGTCACCCTCAAGTTCAAGCTGGGCCGNGTGGGCAACAGCCACCGCATACAGATCAAGCACTCGCTGACCTACAAGGTGCCCGAGCGTAACGGCAACTACAGCCAGGAGAACACCACCGAATCCGTGATGCACGTTAACCGCGGCGGCCGCATCACCGTGTTCCCGGAAGACCAGGGCCAGCTGCTCACCCGCACCGGCGATCCGGCAATTCACCAGAAAGACGAGGAGTAAGTAATGGACCAGGAATCACTTCAGGAATACCGCAGGGCGGTGCAGGCCGAAACTCTTCAGGAACTGCTCAATGCCCAGACTGACGGCTCCACGATCGCGCTGCCCGAAAGCGTCAAGGTCTATGACTTGGAAAAGTACATGGAGGAGCGACGCCGCTTTCGTGGCTCCATGTGTACCCCACTGATCAGTGAGTTCGTGGAGTTCACCAGGGTTACGGTAGATGAGCTGATCAATAGTGAAGTCTATGTGCCAGAAAACTTCCCTTGCTTCGTCAACCCGGAGGAGATGGCCGCTCAGGCGTTCTTCAACCTGGGTGACCTGGATACGCCGGGCCACGGCGATCATCAGGCACTGATCATGCTGAACAAAACCAGCGCCTTCAAAGAACTGCTGAAGATCAACGAGAGTAAGTTCAGCCAGCGGCAATTAGCCGAATGGATGGAAGACCACGTTGAATACCTGCAGGCGGAAACCTCGGGCGGCGTTGTCCTATCCATGCCCCAGGCCGTTGCTGCGATCCGCCGCATCACCATCGGCAGCATCGCCGAAGCCACCAGCGAACAGACCACCTTCGGCAACAAGCGCAGCAGCATGGCCGAGATCGAAGCCCGCAACCAGGACCAGCTACCGGCCTTCCTGACCTTCAAGTGTGAACCTTACCAGGGCCTGGACGAGCGCGTCTTCCGCGTCCGCCTGGCCGTTATCACCGGTGAGGAACCGAAGATCAGCACCCGCATCGTCCGGCTGGAAACCCAGCAGGAAGAAATGGCCCGGGAGTTCGAGGAAAAGCTGCGCACCGGCTTTGAAGACAGCCCGGTGAAAACCTACGTGGGCACCTTCAGCCCGTAAATCCACCGCCCCTGCGGGGGCACATCCGGGAGGGCTTTCGCCGAGAGCCCTGGCGCATGTGACAGAGGAGAAAACCATGGACCCGAAACAACTTGCAGCCGACCAGGCCCGCTTCTGGATCAAAGACAACGCGCTGATCCTGGACACCGAAACCACCGGTCTGGATGAAACCGCCGAGATCATCGAAATCAGCATCATCGACTGCTACGGCAACACCCTGCTGGACACCCTGGTGCGCCCGGTCAACCGGATCGGCGATGAAGCCATAGCCGTGCACGGCATCAGCAATGACCAGGTGAAAGACGCGCCGGCATGGGCCGATGTATACAGCCAGTTCTGCCAGATCATCAAGGATCGCACAGTTGTGATCTACAACAGCGCCTATGACACCCGGCTGGTCAACCAGACCTGCGAGCTCCACGGGCTGTGGTATCCGATCATCAACGCTCACTGCGCCATGAAGGCCTACGCCAAGTACTACGGCGAATGGGATGACCGGCGAGGCAACTACCGCTGGATCGGACTGGAACGCGCCGCCGCCATTGAAGGCATCGGCCTCACCGGCAACGCCCACCGCGCCCTGACTGACTGCCAGACCACCCTGGCACTGGTTGAGCGCATGGCCGAATACCAGCCAGTTTCGGCGTAAACAGCACCCCCCACATAAGAGAAGGAACCACTGGCATGGAACAGATTCAGGACCCGATCTATAACGGCAACGTCACCATCCGCTGCACAGAAGAAGAATGGGAAGCCAGGCAACGGCAGAAGGAAGAGCAGGCCCGGCAGCGTTACCTGAGCGACCCGCAGGCAGCCGCCGACAAACTGTATAGCCTCGCCATCACAGACACCGGCGGCGGTCGCGCGGCCTCTTCTCTTCTGCTGTCCCTGTGGAACAACCGCTTTGCCGCGAACATGCGGGACGTGGTTTCCAGCTTGGACATCGATAACAGTCAGGCCATGTTGGCACTGCTGACCCATGTCGGGCCGTGCCACCACTTGGAACGCTACCTGACCGAAGAACAGATCATCCGGGTAATCCATGTGTGGGGTGACGCGCACGAGAGGCAGCAGTAATGAAAGCCGGTCCCGAGGAACGCCAGCCCTACCGCCCGGATTCCGCCGACTGGGAAGAGACCATCACCATGCTCTGCTTCCAGTGTGCGCGGTTTCAGCACTGCACCCTGATCGACCAGATGATCGAGTGCAAAGACGGCGGTGAATGGCCCACAGGCGGCTGGGTAACCGACCCGGGTGCCGGCGTCACCTGCCTGAGCTACCAGACCCGACCCCTGCAGAAGATCAGCCAGGACGAAATCCAGGCGATTGCCGCCACCAACCCGACCACATGCCAGGGCTGCGCCGCCCGTAAAGGCACCGACGCCAGCAAGGCCCTGCACACCCGCCGCGACTTCACCACCGCCGTGCGCACCCCGGGCCTGTTCGTCTGCCACGAAGATACGGAAGCACAGCGGCCCTGCGGGGGCTGGTGCAAGGCCGTCATCCAGAGAGGAACCGTAGCATGACTGATGTTATTGACCTGTTCGCCGGCGCCGGCGGCTTCTCTACCGGCGCCCGCCTCGCTGGCCACAACGTGGTTTGGGCAGCCAACCACTGGCCAGACGCCGTGGAATGGCACAGCCGCAACCACCCGGACGCACAGCATGTGTGCCAGGACCTTCACCAGGCCGACTGGTCGCAGGTACCCAGCCACGACATCATGCTGGCGAGCCCCTGCTGTCAGGGGCACAGCAAGGCCCGGGGTAAGGAGTACGGCAACGCCCAGCACGATGTCAGTCGATCTACCGCCTGGGCTGTCGTATCCGCTGCGGAATACCACCGGCCCCGGATCATCGTTGTCGAGAACGTGCCGGAATTCATCAACTGGCAGCTCTACCGCCCGTGGGAGCTGGCGATGAAAACACTGGGATACAGCACAGCCCCGCACATCATCGACGCGGCGGACTACGGCGCACCGCAACATCGCGTCCGACTGTTCCTCGTCATGGCCCAATCGGAACACCCGTTGCATCTTCAAATTCCCCGGGGCCAGCACATACCTGCCCGAAAGTTCATCGACTTTACCAGCGGCAACTGGAGCCCTGTGAACAAGACAGGCCGGAGCAGGGCCACCATTGCCCGGGTAGAAGCTGGTCGTCGCAGGTTCGGTGACCGGTTCATCATGCCCTACTACGGCAGCGGCTCGGGCCTTACCGGCCGCAGCCTAGACCGCCCGATCGGCACCATCACCACCCGTGACCGCTGGGCTGTCGTTGATGGCGACCGCATGCGCATGCTCAGCCGGTTCGAATGCCGCGATGCCATGAGCTTCCCCACCGACTACCAGCTGCCAGACAACCACCGCCTGGCCGTGCACCTGCTGGGCAATGCCGTCTGCCCCGAACCTGTCCGCCAAATCCTTCAGGCCGTGGAGCAAGCAGCATGATCACTTTGACCGACTCGGAGCTGAATACGTTGCGAGAGCTGGCTGCCGCTGGCAAAAGCTTTCGGTTTGCCTGTGAGCAAATCCGGCGCGGGCCGAACACCGTCAAGGCAGCACTGGAAGATATGGGCCTGGACGAAGAGCTCGGTGGCCAGTTCCGGCGGTGCAGCAGCGCCCGCTCAGACGGAACCATCCGTGTCCTGCCCCTGGAAGCCATCAGACAGCGGCCAGCCCGTCTGCCTGGCAATCCACAGGCTCAATGGCTGGCCAGACCCTGGAGGGCCATCCCATGAACACTGAACGAGTCACCGACCGCCAGGCTTTCGAGGAAGCCCTGCGGGAAGACCAGATCGCCGAGGACAACGCCTGCCGTCAACAGCCGGCACCGGAACAGCCAGCCGCACCGGGAGCGGTCCAATGATCACCACGCGGCTGAACCTGCTGATGGACGCCTACCGGATCGCCCGGGAACAGGTCGGCGAAGCCAACCGGGGCAAAGCCCTGCCAGGCATCTGCCTGCGCCGCTGCCACAAGCTGCGCCAAATCATCTGGCCAGAGATCCGCCGGGTCCGCTGGCTGCTCAGACTCATCAGCGCCCGAAGGGCCAGGAAACAGGAGAATGCCATGAACCAGGCCACCGACCAGACCAATCTGTTTAATGACCAGCCGGTGCTCTCCACCGACATGTATGTGCTGTTGCAGCTGTTCACCAATCATTTCGGCGTCGACAGGCCAAAGGATTTCTATGGCCTGCACCACGTCTACCACAGCGTTCACACCCATCCGGACAAGCTACCGAAAAGCAGCTGGAGCGAAGCCCGGGTGTGGAGAGCCATCAAGGCTTGCGAACAGGCCGGCCTGATAGCGTATGGCGAGAAAGGAGCCGACCATAAGTGGACCATAACCCAACGCGGGATCGAGGCCAGACGAGCCGCCGACCAGATTGCCCGGCCAAGGAAAAGGAAAACCGCATGAAGCACCTGATCCGAAAGCTGCTGTACCGATTCAGCAGCCGCCTGCCCTGCAGGATCATCACCCGGGACGGCAGCCCCTACCTGGAACGGTACTTCCTGTTCCAGTGGTTCGGGCTCACCGCTTACTTGCATCGATTTGTTGGCGCTGATGGTGATGAGGAAGTCCACAACCATCCATGGAACAGCCTGGCCATCTGCCTGGCCGGCGGGTACATGGAGGAGCGCGTAACCGGCATGTGCATCCTTCAGGGTTGGGCTTACCGCCTGCGAGCCATTCGCCCGGGCAGCTTCAACCGCATCCGTGCCAATGACTTCCACCGCATTGCCGCGACGGATCCGGAGACCTGGACCCTGTTCATCCACGGCAAGACCCGCCTGGGCTGGGGTTTCCTGCATCTCGACAAAAACCCTTTGATCACCAACGGCGCCGAGGTCCGGTTTTACCAGCCCTACCCGCTCACTAACGGCAGCAAGTGGTGGCTGACCGCACCGCTTGGTCGCGAAAGCAGCAGCCGCACGCCACTGTTCGCGAACCCGCATCACGCCCCTCAGCAGGCAGCCTGCAACTACCCCGACTGCCAGTGCCCGTTCGACATGGGGCAAGATTTTTTCTGCCTGCAGGGGCGGCCAGAGCCAGTCGATAAACAGGAGATCCTCAATGACTGATTCACTGAACGCCATCGACTGCCCGGACTGCGGCAACCCGATGCTATGGAAAAGCCTGGAAAAGCACAGGTGCCCCAAATGCACACCGCTGCCAGAGGACGATCCGGCTGAAAGATCGGACCCAATAGGCCTGCTGCACCTTCTGGCCGATATCCGCGCAGCTGCCGGTGACCGGGAGGGCAAGCTGATGCAATCCGAACTGGTCAACCATATTGCGGACCTGCGCAAAAAGGCTGAAGCGGCAAAGATGCTTCCCAACTACTGGGACGCCACGGTGGACGCCCNATGTACCGCAGCCGATACCCGTAACCTGCCTGATGATGACGCGGTAAGCATAGGCGTCTGGGACAAAACAGCGACCCCGAAGAACTTCCACGCAATTATCCGGTACAACGTCGGCGACTTCCGCGCGCTGAAGGAAGAAATCGTCCAGCCACAACCCCATTCATCGGAGGAACAGTGATGCAACAGTCCGACAACTGCAGCCAGTGCGGCGGCATGAAAATGGTGCGGGTCATTTTTACCGATGGCAACTATCTGGAGCTCTACCCCGGCGCCTTAGCTCCGGCGGATCCGCAGTCTACGCTCCAGATCGAGACGTGCTGCAGCCAGTGCGGGCTGATGTACAGCATGGCCAGCCTGGCAAACCCGATACAGCTGTACCAGTGAGGCCAGTCATGAGTAACGATATTGAGCGGAAACTGTTCGAGCGGAAATTCTCAGTACCGGATGGGATTTACTGGAACGAGCTCAGCGAGCAATACGACGCGCTGCCTGGGACGGCGGGATTCGATGAGGTAGAGATCTATCACGGCCAATGGATGGCCTGGCAAGCCGCCCGATCCCAGGGCGGGGATGTGCAGCCGGTGGCTTGGTCTTGGGTGTTCAATGGCAGGCATGTGACGGTTGACAAGGCTTTTGCGGACCAGTTGATTGCGGACGGCGAGAATGTACGTCCACTGGTATTTGGCGACATCCACGGCGCCCCTAAAGGCTGCACGGTGCCGGAAGAGATAAAGCGTTACACCCTGGGCAGGCGAGAAATTGCCTATATGGAGGAGCGAACGTCAGAACCGTGCATGGTGGAGAGCCCGACCGGTGAGTACGTAAAAGAGGACGACTTATCCACTGCCAGCAGCCAGCGGTGTAGCGAATGCGGGCCAGTCGATGACGGCACTGCGCTCTACTGCGTGAAGTGTTGGGACCAAACTGACTACGACGAATGCAGAGCCCCAAAAGGCTGGAAGCTGGTGCCAGTTAAGCCCACTGGAAAGATGCTGGGAGAGCTACGGCACTGGCACGACGGTTACCACAATGGAACGCTGGTCGATAGGTACCACCGAATGCTGAGCGCAGCGCCACAGCTGCACCAACAGGAGGGCTGAACCCATGGCACAACTGATCCCCCTGGAAATCTGGCGAGAGAAAACGTTCGCCGAGCCCCGCCCCTCCAAGAGCGTCTGCTACAAGTGGGCCCGGGAAGGCCATATCATGGGGGCTAAGAAAATCGGAGGGCTCTGGTTCGTGGATCCAGAGAAGGAAAAGCAGCGCACCGGCAACCGCCTGGTGGACCGCGTACTTGAGGCAAGCTGATGGCACCGAGAAAGCGCCTGAGTAAAAACCGGGATCTGCCGGCGAACCTCTACGCCAGCAAGGTCAACGGCGTGACCTATTACAAGTACCGCCACCCGGAAACCGGCGTGTACCACGGCATGGGCGCGGACAAATCCGAAGCCTGCGCAGCCGCGCGCCAGCTGAACGGCATCCTGCTGAAGGACACCGATCTGGTCGGCCAGGTGATGGGCACCGCGAATCAGGACATCAACCACCTGATAAAACGCTTCAAGGAAGAGTACTTGCCGGGTGAGGAGCTGGCCGATAGCACCCTGCAGAACACCAACTACCGGCTGGGCCGGATTGGCCGAGACCTGGGCAAAAAGCAGATTGACCAGGTGGACGTGCAGACCATAGCCGAGTACCTGGACGACAACTTCACCCGCGATTCCTACGTGAAGCACCGCTCCACGCTGATCGAGCTGTTCCGATTTGCCATCACCAAGGGCCTGTACCCGGCAGAATGGGGTAACCCGGCTGAGACGACCTATGCCCGAACCGACTACGGCAAGGCCCGGCAGCGCCTGACCCTGGATCAGTTCCGCAAGATCCACGAGGCTGCCCCGGCCTGGCTGCAAATCGCCATGGAGATCGCACTGGTCACCCTGCAGGGCCGGTCGGAAGTGATCAATATGCGCTTTGAAGACTACAAGGATCAGACCATCCGCGTGGTGCGCCAGAAAATCAGCAAACACGAGCACTCACACCTTGAGATACACTGCCCGGAGCTGAAAGACATCGTCCGCCGCTCCCGCCTATCCGGCGTACCCAGCCCCTACATCGTTCACCGCTTCCCCAAGCGGAAAAAAGACGCCGAAGCCAGGGAGCACTGGACCCAGCTCACCCCCAACCACTTCACCGAGCAGTTCCGCAAATACCGCGACGAGTCCGGCGCCTGCGACCACCTGCCCCGGGAACAGCGCCCCACCTTCCACGAAATCCGGGCCCTTGGCTCTTGGCTCTACAAACAGGCCGGCTACGACAACGAAACCTACATCCAGCCGCTCATGGCTCACGCTGATGAGAAGATGACGGAGCATTATCAGAAGGGGCACCAGCGGGAGTGGGTGCGGGTTGAGGCTGGGCTGAATCTGAAAAGCACGCTAAAAAGCAGCTAATCTGCGTTACATAACAAAATTGGCAAAATATGTAGTTACCGTATAAAGTGTGCAGCCAATGTTGATTATCAAACAACCAGAAAATACCATACCGCCCGGCTCTTAATGGACTATCACGACCTACTGACGGACATCCCGGCTCCCGCACCCTATCAGCGGAAGACGCTTTGCACGCTGAACATCGACCAGGGAACCGTTGCGATATTCGCAGGTCATAGGCGCACAGCTAAGTTGTTCGAGATGATCTATAACATCGCTGGGGCGCTTCCGCCGGTGAACAACATCGGTGCCCATGAGTCGGACGACATATTCCCGGATAACTGGGGCGGGATAAAGCATGCCCACGCTGTGTTCAAAGGCATCAAAAGACCTTTTAAAGACGAAGGTCTCGACGGCCATGTTTTCGTTTATGTGATAAAGCCACGTTATTACTACAAATACGAAGTTAACATGGTCTGCCCAGCCAAACGGATGGAAACGCCTAAGGCGGTAGTCCTCGCTGTCTATGTGAAATTCTCAGACCCCAGCTACACTGATGGAACGATCCTGAGCTGGGATTGGGTAAGAGCAGACGAAGAGGACCTACCGAAAGGCCACACAGAAAGATACGAAGAGAGGCTCTGGTGATGGAACAGCTCAACCAAATACTGCAGGAAACCTTTAATGTGTCCCTGGCGGACACCTTCAAGGCAAAAGCGGCATATTATCCGGCCATGGACTGTGTTGAGTACCAGCGTGAAGATGCCTTTGCCATTGCGGAGCGCATTGACGGTTTTCTTACGCTCTACACCAATGCTGCGGGAACGGAAGTTACTGGTTTCAAGTGCAAGGGTTTCCGTTTCGTGTTCGAGAAGATTCGCCAGCGGGATCCGAGCATTGCCGAGAAACACTTTATCCCGATGATGAAGTTCATCGAAGAAGCGCTCACAGAACTTGGCGATTCAGTTTTTGAAGGTAACCGGAAGGCTTACGACGACGCCAAGAAGCTCGCCAGCGAAGACAACGTAGAGGTCGAAATGCCAGAGAGCCTGGCAGCCTGAACGACCAATTTTTACGCCGAAAATGCCCCGCACTGCGGGGTATTTTTTTGCCCGGATGCCGGCAAATATTTTGTCAATATACAGTATTTAATGCATTGATTCATAAAGTGTGAAATGCCTGCATTTGATACCCTGCGCTTATAGCGATTTCCCCTTTTTATTCAGAAGCTTGCAGTGATAAGCGCGCAATTTTGACATGGCAGAGGTCGGCAGTTCAAATCTGCCTGGTCCTACCAAAATTCCTGAACTAAGCCAGTTACTTACAGACCATCGTAAGAACTGGCTTTTTTCGTTTGGAGATATTTTGGAAATATTTTGGAGAAACGAACGGCTTATACAGTATTGCCAAGGACGTCTCTGAACAGCATCGGCACCACCGTGGTCTTGCCCGGTGATTCGCTTTCAACCAGGTACACCCTGACGCCCTCCCCTGGCACCCGGATCAGCGCGCCAGCCAGATAAACATCCAGCGGCACACCCAGCAGGCTGCCGTACATGGTTTGCTGTTCGTACTTGCTTGCCGGTATCCGAACCCAGGTTGCGCCCCAGCCTGCCAGCGGGCCCTTTCGGTACCACATTCCTCTGGGAAATCCCTGGTGATCATGGCGATCGGCGCCCCAGCGGACCAGGTGTTGCTTGCCATTGGCATCGAGCACTGGCAGAACGTGGTAACCGCCCTCACCGTCCTGAGCGATCAGTGTTTTTCCCTCTGCTTCAAACCAGATTTTCATAATTCTCCACATGGGGGAGGCATCGCCTCCCCGGACTAACCCTATACAGCCAACAGTTTGGCAACATTATGCAACACCGCGAGAACAACCGAAGGGTCCACTACCACGGCATTTTCCATGTAGAAGATCAGCAGGTTGATCAGGTGGTTTACGAACAGAAGGTCCATAGCTACTACTCCTTTGCCTTGTTGTTAGGGGTTTACGGGGCGCCAGAAATTGGGCAGTCGCCCCGTAGACAATATGAACACAAGCAAATGAGTAGTGTGCGCAGAAAATTGATACATTTCGGATGGTTTATTGCAGATAAGCGCAGGCAGGGCATGGCCCGGGACTTTACACCCGGCCCAATGCATAGAAGGTCATTTCGTCTCGCCCTCCGAAGAGGTCGCTGGAAGGATCTGGATACCCCGTCAGTTCCGAATGGGTCAACAGCTCCTCAGATCCGGTTAAGGTGATCCCAAGATCCCAATACAGCGCGAGCGTAGCGGCTATCTGATTTTCAGCTTCAACAAAGCCCACGTTCAAGAGCGCCTCGGTCCAGCCAAGAGGCTCCTGATATTCTCCGTACAGATCAATAGTAGCCGTCGTTTCAGTGAAACCACCGGAGTTGAAACTGCCTTTTCTGTACGGCGTAGAGGAACTTAGCAGCGTGTATTCCTGAGCAGTTTTCCTGAAAATCCGACTATTATTCTGGTACATCTCATAGACTTTCCGGTGGGTAAAACTCCCGGACCCTGAAATCGCGCCATCCGCTGCTGCAGCTCCCGAATAGCTGCCCACCGATTCGATTTCTTCACCCTCGAACATCACCACTCCCTGGCGAATATCGACGAACATATTGTAGCCGGTGACCTGCTTTGAAACGGTCTGTTCATTGAGCGTCATCGTGGCAGGTAAGTCTCGCTCATCAGAAACGCGGTAATAAGAGTATTCTTCTGCAGGACCGTAAGTAGCCAACACCGAACCATTATCCAATACAAAAGAGGTCTGCTCCTGCGTCCTGGTAATGGTCTGCTGGCTGTAATAACCCGAATTCTCTACGTTCTCGGTATCGGTCTCCTGCATAAGACCATGCCGGATATAAAGCGTTCGCTCTTGATTACCGATAAAGTCAACGTAGATGGGCACATCGTGCTGGTTTACCGTCGCAGAACCACTGAACGTTCCATCCGTGTAACTGCCATTGGGCAAAGGCTCACCATCTCCGGAGAACGTACGTACGGCCAGGCCCTCAATGCCTCGTTCCCAGATAATTTCAGAAGAGAAACCAAAGAACTGGTCATACCGGACAACCTTAACAGACGATCGATCGTCTCGTTTTGTCCGTGTGTAAACCCCTTTCGAGCCTGAGTCAGAAAAATTAAAGCTGCTTATACCTACATATTCTGGATCCAGGTCGTAGGAATGTGCCACGCTGCCAGCGCCGGTAACCTTCCTGCCATCCCAAGGATAATGAACAGCTTTCAGCTCATCGTTGGAAAGCACGATCACAATAATACGATCGGTTGCAACGCCGGCGCCCATAACAGAACCGCTAAGACCAATCTCGGCAACATTCAGCAGCTCGGTTTTAAGGCTAAATAACCGGGCAGAGACCAGGAACATGTCATTCCATTCAAAGCTCAAATTTGACTCTGTGGCGTTTCTTACCTTACCCGGGTGCCCTCTCCAGGACAGAGTCGGCTTATCCGGGGCACTCCAAAAGCGGGAGCCAAAGAGCGGTTCCTGGTACTTGGTGAACTCGTAGGTGTCACTGGATTTTTTGGTCAGGAACCACGCCGGTTTTTCACCGTCAGGCGTCCCCAGCGGATCATCCTGAATGGCCGGCAGCCCGAATTCCGTCCGGGAGCCATTGTCCTCAACTTGAGCCGGCAGGAATGCGATGATCCCCGGGCTGCACGGTTTCGGATTGGTTACAAAACCAATCACTTGCGGTCCACTACTAAAAAAACGGACGAGAACTGTGTCGTCTTCTTCAAAGACCGCACCATTACAGTCCATATACTGAATGGGTACATCCTTCAGCCGGTCTTCTTTGTTGATATCCAGGTCCTGTGCGGAAGACTCTGCGGGCTCAAGCTCCAAATTACAAAGATCACCCTCGATATGAGTGATCTTGCCCACCCGATAACGCGGGAACCACTTCTGCATACCCGGCAAAATGGCGGCATTGAAAAACACTTGCGGCCCTGATTGCGCCTCTCTAGGCATGAGCTGGCCATGGACTTTCGGGTTATAGAGTGCGCCATCATCAAACCCTGGCTCTATCACAAGAGCGCTCCCGCCCTCATCATTGATATCCGCCAGGCCAACGTCACCTTCAAGGCTAGTCGAGTAGTCTGCGCACCAGGCATCCAGCTCCTTGTCTTTCGGCACGCGATCAATCATGGTGAGACGCTTGCGAAGGGTTACCTCCTCCGCATGCAGCTCAGCCAGTTCCCTTTTAATCTTTGCCAGCGTCACCTGAGATTCCGCCAGGGAACGCTGCAGCTCCAGAAGCTTTGATCGATGTTCATCCCGATCAGCCACGTAGTCAGGAATCAGCGCATTTATCTGACTTACAAAGCTGTCAGCACTGGCTTCAGCGTCACTTAATTCATTCTTTTTCTGCGGGACCAGAGCAGTCAGTTCAGCCAGCCTCGACTGAATTCGTAGCGCTTCAGCGTCTATAGCTTCGCGCGTATAGCTCAATCTGACGGTGTATAGCCCATCGCCCTGGTGATCAATAATGGTTCCCTTTGACATCAGCGCTCACCGATTTCGCAGAACTGGTCCACTTCCGAGACGTAATAGTTAATAAATCCAGCCACGAAGGTTTGATCTTCCGCGATTACCGTCATTCCCGGCTTCAGGAAGAAGTCGATATCGCAACGCACACGGCGCCGGCCGTTTGTCATGGAAATAGACCTGATCCCGGTTACTGTTCTCGTTCCGGTCGACAGCTGGATATCACTCAGGTAACCGGACACAGTCACAGAAAATGACCGGGGACCGCGGTCAAATCTGAAGGTGTCGAAGTTGGATTTCAGCAGTTCTTCCGTTCTCACTGATCCATCTGAGAATCGATAGCCGGTGTGGATCACCAACTTGCCGGACTGCCTTTGCGCTATTCCATCGATCAGATCCACCGCCGCTGGAACAACACCTTGCAGATAGGAGCTTCTTGCACCTGCCTGGCTTGTGGCTTGCCAACTGGATAACGGAACAACCAGGTCATCCAGGCCACTGTCGCCAGCAGTAATGGTCATAAGGTAAACGCGCTGTACTGAGAATGCCGGAATTGCAGACACCCAGTCCTGAAATGCCCGTATCTCAGCACCAAACGACACCGACGCTTCCAAACTGCCAACTGGCCCTACGAAGGCAAGGATCTCTGCAGAAAATGGTACGGTGGCCTCGATTGTTGGAGGATCTGGCTGATCCCCTGGCAGCATCGCTTCGAATCCGGCCGGAACAGTAGCCTCAGAGCCAGCGTACTGCCCCCACATGACCACGGTACCATCGGCCTTTATCGCGCCGGCAGCATTCCAACCGCCCGCCACCTGGACAACGTTGGATAATCCGGCAGGCGGGCTATAGCCTGAAGATCCCCAATTTTCTACCGTCCCATCTGACTTTGACACCAGCGAGTTGCTTGCGCCTGTTGACGCGCTAACCACTCCTGAAAGCCCTGCAGGAACGTCTGCCTGCCCGCTGCTATTCGCTCCCCACGCGGCAACCGTGCCATCGTCCAGCAGTGCAACGATGGTGCTGCGGTAGGTTTCAATTAGTGACACACCAGTGAGCGCTGGCGTCGCTGCCGGAAGATCCCCCCAGCCAATCAGCGTCCCGTCAGATCGCAGTGCCATGGTGAAGTTTTCACCGGCAACGGCCATGTAAGCATTGTTCAGACCAACCGGCGGGTCACATTGCCCCTGGCCGTTGAAGCCCGCACAAGTTACGGTACCGTCTGCCAGGACCGCTACCGCATGATTCAAAGAACAATTCACATGCACGGCATTAGTCAGACCTGCAGCCCATCCAGGCAGGTCCCAGCCAAGACCATCCCCGGGAGCGACACCTACGAGGGATACGGTTCCATCACTGTGAAGTGCCAAGCCCCAATCATTGGAGCTCGAATCCACCATGACAAGCCCCGATAGCTGAGGGGCCGGCACCATGTCGCCAACCCCCCAGCTTGCCAGGGTGCCATCTGGTTTGATGGCAAGGGTTGATTCCCTACCCAGGGCCAGCGTCGGGAATGGCGTACCGCTAAAAGTGGGCATATCAGGCGCCTGCTCTGATAACGCCTGAACTGATACTGACTGGCTCTCCGGGCGCAATATCAAGAGAGCTTAACTGGATTTCTCCACCGGAACCTACGACGGACACTGTCATGTAGAGGACCTCATTGCCATCCCGATCCAGAAGGCGACCGAAACCGGCGGTGCCTGTCGCAGCCGGATCGGTATCCGGATCGATTGGGTCCAGTGTAATTACACCGTCTGATACGGTGCCGAAGGTATTTGTCAGCGTAAATTCAGCCAGCAAAGTGCCAGAGATCGCATCGCCGATCGCGGCCGGCATGGAACCACTGTAGATTTCCAGCTTAGGGCTTCCGAGAGTGCCTGTTGTGATAGCCGCCAACATTTCATTGGCAAGGGCGGTTCTCAGGGATGTGCGGATCTTCATGAATCAAGCCTCATTTCAACCAGAGCCGTCAGGGTGACCGTCTCGTCATCAGCGGAGAAACTTTCTGGTGCCACCAGGTAACAGCCGTCGGAGAAAGAAATGATCAGACGACCATAGACCTGAGCCATTCGCCGAACCTGCTCAACCTGCACTTCACTTTCTGGACTCCAGGTGATATCAAAGGTCCTGTCTGACGCTGAATAACCAAAGTCATTAATCGCAGCCCCACCATCCAAAGTCGGCATCCTGGACACCCGGCGCCCGAAACCAAACAAGCCAGAGCGCTCAGCATTGCGGACCATAATGTGACCTTCGATATCGAACTGCGGCGCATTGATCGTCAGCATCACTCAGCCCCCAGACCGACAAGCATTTCCTCACCCTCTGCGTTCACTCTCACCTGGATCTCCCTGAGAATCTCGAACATGAATGCCTCCAGGTGGGGTTGCAGACCAGTGCCGTCGACCTTGATCATGGCGTCACCTTTGCGCAACGCCTTGGTCTTTTCTTTCATGTAGTCGATCTCGGCGTTCGTCAGTTTCTCCTGAAGCTCGAGCGCTCGTTCCCGGCGCTTGTTCTCTTCTGCAATCTGCTTCGCTACTGCGATCGCATCAAGGCCGTCAGCCTCTGCCAGGGTTCCGAAGAGGTCGCCAATCAGATTACCGGTACTGGCAAACGTATCGGAAATCGACTCAGCCAGAGCAGCGACCTTTTCGGCATTCGCCTCAACTTCAGCGATATCCAGGGAAACCTTCGCCTCGATGTTCGCGATCCGCTCATCACTGGCGATTTCCAGCAGCTTCAGACGGTATTCTTCGGATTCCTCAGTGACCTTTTTGGTTTTCTCGGCGGCCTCATCCAGCGCTTTACCGGACTTGATAACCGTACCCGAGAAGCTGTTGATCTTGCCGGTGGTTTCGTCATAGCCGAACTGAAGTGATCGGTTGTTTTCGGCCAGCTCCTTAGTGTTGTCTGAAACATCCTTCAGCGCACCCCCGCTCCGGCGGACGACCTCCTCCAGACTTCCGACGGCGCCGACCATTTGCTCCTGGTTGTCGGCGAGCTGTTCACCGGAATTCGCGGCACGGACCAGTTCATCCGCGTAGTCCTGCCAGGACTGCTGTTGCTCCTCAGTGGCGACCTTGGTATCACCCAGTGTCCTGTTGAGGATCTCGTTGATCTCCTGGATCTTCTCCGTATCCTCGGCAGCCCGCCGCACTTCGGAGGCGTACCCTTCCCACTGGGCTTCAATCTTTGCGAGCTCGCCAGCGTTCAGCTGTTCATAGAGCCAGCCACCAATCGACTGCCCGAACGCATCCTCGATCGGCTCAATGATGTTTTCCTGAATCAAGGTGCCGATGCCGTAGCCAACGCCAGCGCTACCCAGCAGCGCAGCACCAACAAGGCCGAACCGTCCCGCACCGGAGGCCACTGCCTTCACGGAGTTCAGGTTGGTGATCAGGGTCTTGAAACCGGACGCGCCTGCGAGCGCGGTGAGGCCCGTGCCGATGGACGACAGCCCGGAGCCGAGCGCACCGACTGCCGGCAGCACAGTATCCACCGCCTTCGCCAGACCCAGCAGCTCACCGACGTTGCGTTTTGCCTCCTCACTCAGATTCTCAAACTGGTCGATACCCTCGCCGATGACCACAAACAGTGGCTGCAGGCCATCAATGATCCCAGCCGTGATATTGACCAGCGCGGTGAAGGCATCCACTACCCGCTGAAGGGCCTGTTCCAGGCCTTCCACAGTGGTGATATCGATCTCACCGAAGACGTTGCCAAAGGCATCACCCAGCTCATCCCCGAGATCACCAAAGGCGCCGAGCAAGTCGGTTAGATCGATCCCGGATAGGGCCTCGGGAAAGTTGGCTGCGATGACCTGAAGTTTCTGGTCGATATCCTGCGCAAGGCCCTCCAGCCCGTTCAGGATCGGCGCAAAAACCCCATCGTCTAATCGGATCTCATTACCAATGGAATTGAAGATGCTGGTGATGGACTTGACGATGCTTTGGGTTTCATCGGTGAGTGTCGACCCAAAGCCAATGAGCGCGGAATTCAGGTTGTTTTTCAGGGTCTGGACAATTCGCCCAAGGTCAGCAGCCAACTGATCTGACGCTGAAGCCGCCGCCCCAGCATTCTGCTCAAACGCCAGCAGGTTTTCGGCGAACGCTTCAGAGGCATTGCCGGTTAAAGCCAGCACAGGGGCCAGCGCTTCAACAGACCCGAAGAGTCGGGCCATCTGCTCAGTATTCCCGCCGGTAGCTTCCTGAACATCTTGCATCACACCGGCAAAGCCCTTGCTTTCCAGTGCCGATGCATTGAACTCAATGCCCAACTCAGCGGCCAGGTCGGAGGCTTCCTTGGTTGGCTTCAGAAGTGCATTGATTGCGGCGCGCAGGCCGGTGATAGCCTCCCGGGTGCTAGTACCGGTTTCCGCTGTAATGGTGGCAATGGCCGCCGCCATCTCGTCAAACTGAAGACCAGCAGCCGCAGCGATCGGCGACAGGCGACCAATCGCTTCAGACAGTTCAGGGATGGTGGTCTGACCGAGCTGGACAGCGGTGAAGAAGTCATCCGCGTAGTCGCTGGCCTCGCTGGCTTCCGCACCAAAGGCATTCAGAGTACTGACCAGCGCGGTGGTGGTGGACTGCAAATCGGCACGGCCAGCGACAGCCAGCTGCTCAGCAGCCGCGATCAGCTCAATAGAATCCTTGTAATCGACCCCGGCTGAAATCGCGGCATAGGTGGCGCTTGTGATATCTTCCAGCGCAGCGGAGGAGGTTTCGGAATAGGAAAGGATCTGTGCCTGGAAATCCTGCAAACTGTCTGCAGGCTGGCCGATAAGGGTGGCGATCTCGGCAAACGCGGTGTCGAAATCATCCGCGATCTTCACGGCATACGCCGTCACGCCGATAGCTGCGGCAGCCAGGGCCGCATCAAGCTTCAGGATGGAATCGGTAACACTGGCCAGCGGGCTTGTAATGCTGCCGATCCCACCTTCAAGGCGCTTGAGGTTATCGCCTACGGAATTGACCGCCTGGCCGGTGCGGTCCACACCGCCAAAGATGATTTCAACCGTCTTGGATGCGTCGGCCATGGTTTCTCCGGGCAATAAAAAACCCCGCCGGAGCGAGGTTCTGTGAAATAGCTTTGGTCAGCGGCAGACGTTGTCGCGGTGTCTCTCCGCTTCCCGTATGCGCTGTTCGTAATAATCCTGTTCGCTGATGGCATACCCCTGGCGGCGCTTGGCTTCCCAGCGCTCTTGCCAGTTACTCAGCCGGTTTTTAGCGCCCTGGCAAACGTAGTCTGGACCGCTTTCAATGTCCCGCTGAGCCTGTTCATACCGTCGATCAGATGCCCTTTGTTCACGCTCCCTCTCCATACGGTCCAGCCGCCGCTGCAGGTCATTCACCCCGGGGCTTGTAGATACGGGAGCACCGGGACTGGAGTCGCGTATTTTCACTTCCTGTGAGTCGGTACCGCGTGGCTTGTCGCCGAAATGAACATTGCCGTCCTCATCCGTCCACTTATAGACCTGGGCAGCAACCGGAAGGGAAAGAATCAGCAGGAAAAGGGGGAGCAGGCGCACAAATACCTCCATGTAGGCGACAGTTTCAGAAACTATAGCACACCGATATCAGCGCTGGGACTCAAACCACCTGCTCCATAGGCTCATCTCGGTTTCCGAAAGATAGCCCTCTGGAAACACATCCGGGCGGCTCTCGAAGAGGTAGCCGCCCTTGCGATCCGCCAGGGCTAGGCTGGCTTGGATGTCTGGCCGCCTCCAGAGGGCTGCCGCTTTACCTGGGCAACCTGCCCCTTACCGGTCAGTTCATAGATCTTGTTCGCCAGCTGGCCAAACTCGATCGGGAAAGCTTCAGCCAGCTTGACCACATCCTCCAGCTGGAGCTCCGGCTCCACCACGCCCATCTGCACGTGAGAGAGCTTTTTGGCCAGGCTGGCCGGCACGTCCTGGTTGAACCCGATACCTTCCAGCAAGGCATTGACCTTTTCGCGCCCGGACCCGGCCAGCTTTTCAACCAGGTCCGACACCAGGCGGCCCTTGGTGGCTGCCTCCTCTGCCTCAGCCAGCTGGTGCGCGGTTAGCCCTCGCACTCTGACGATGCCGTCCCCCATGCCGGCATCAGCCAGTGCAGTCAGCGTGATTTCCTCCTCACGCTGACTGAACTTGGCCTTGCGCAGGGCTTTGATGTCCAGCATTACGCCGTCACCTCTACGCCCGCCTCTTCAGGCGAGATGGTGCAGGCGGCCTGGATGTCATCACCCGCCGGGAACGTCCGGCTGATACCCAGCTTGCCCTGCTCCAGAATGTAGTTGCTCTGGAAACGGTTCTGGAAGAACTTGAACCAGAGGATTTCGTTCTTCAGTTTGATCAGCCCGTCCGTGATTCCGTCGTTCAGGAAAGCGGTGAAACTGGCCTGATTCAGGGTTGAGCTGCTGCTACCGATGGTGCCGCCGTAGATCTGAGTGGAACTCAGGCTGTGGGAGGTCTCGGAAGGCACAAAGTCAGTGGCCCGGGCCAGGTCCGTGAAGATGGGCTCCGCGTAGCTGGCGCTTACGCCCTTGGGCTCGTCACCGGTGTGGATGGTCGGCAGGGCGCTATTAAAAACCACGGAGCCGTTGCGGTAGTCAATCTCGAAGATCGGGAAGTCGTACCGCTCCTGGTGTACACCGACCACCTGGAAGACTTCCGAAGCCTTGACGGCCGCCGAGCTCTGGCTGTTGAGTCTCACCTGCCCGACTTCGATGCTGCCCACCGGAATCAAAGGTGGCCCACCGGCTGAGCCGCGAGTCTCGCTGAAACTTGTGCCCTCCGTACCCGATTCGGCGGTGATCGCTCCAGCCTCGTCGACCACGATGCTATACACCAGGTGCGTGTCAGTGATCGGGCGGGCACAGGTGAGCCCGGTCTCAGCAGCTGCTGCTACCTGAGCACCGCCAACATAGGCAGTCAAAGCCGCCACATCAACGGCGTTCGGTGTACCGCCCTGGGCTGGTGTGATAGCACCGCCAGTAATCAGGCCGTCGGGGCGGACGACCGGTTCATAGCCTGAACGGCGCGACCACAATTCCGAGCCGGACTCGAACACCGTGTTGTCGCCACTGTTACTGAGCGCGCTCATCGGTTGCTGCTGCTGGCCGCCCTCAATCTGAATCTTTGCATTTTCAGCGTTTGCCATGGTTCTGTCTCCGGGTGCTGATTGCCCTGCACGGGCGGTTTACGAATTGGTGTAAGGTGAAATCGAGTCGGTCTGGTAAACAATTTCGAAGCTTGCCAGAACGGCCATCACGTCCTGCCCCGGCTCGGGGTAGTCCATGGTGGAGTCGGAATAGTTGATGCTTTCGGTCAGGCCACCCATGGTGGGATCCTGGTTCAGGGCGTCTTCCAGCAACTGGGCCAGCATACCGTTGCCCTTCTTGCTGGAGGTGACGTCTCTGGGTACGCGGTCCATCACACCCACACCTACGGTCAGCGTCATCCTCAGCTTGCCGTAGGCCAGGCGCTCTGCGGTCTCGTCGGTATCCCACAGGACTCTGGCCGGCAACGGATCTTCCGACGAAAGTTGGTTCGATCGGCTGGCGCTGATGCGCTGGCTGAAGGCCTCGACGACTTGTTCTCTCAGGCTGTCCGGCATCAGTAGCCCCTCACGATGGCTTCAAGTTCCTTTACGAACTGCTCCAGCTGGTACTGAAGCATCGGTTCTGAAAGGTCATCCTTTACATCGGTGAAAACCTGCGATAGCGATGGGCCGTGGAACACCTTGATCTTTCCACCCCTGGGACCAGGAGTTACTCGGCGGCCCGCAATTGCCACTCTGCGAGCCTTTTTCAGAACCATGTAGAATGGCTTTCCCTTAATCTCGCTGTGACCATCAAACACCTTGGTACCGCTGTCTGGTTTGACTTTGACTCGTATTCCTCGCGGCGGGTTCGGTGGCGGCTTTATCCAGCTCACCTTGTCACCCGATATCAAACGATCCGTTGAGAACCGGGACAATAGAATCCCCTCTGAAGGCGTCGAAACCGCCGCAGAGAGGTTGTTCTTACTGGCTTTTCTGACCTTGAGGTTCTTCTTGACGTAAGCTGCAGGCAGCCTAACCTGACCTCTAATCGCCTGGTTCGCCTCTGTCTTCGTTTTCGAGGCCGTTTTGTTCAGTGTGCGCACGTGCGCCTTGATTGACTTCGGGCCGATATTCGACAGGTACAGAACCAGCGCTCGCTGACTCTGCCGTTCAATCCTTACAGACATTGGCGTGGTGCCTCGTCACATGGCCATCATCAGAGATCAGGCCATCGAGAATGTAGGTGGTCTCGTCGATGCTGACGCGATCACCGCGACGGGGGCTGCAGATGTAGCACTTGCGGATTTCGATTTCGTGCCGCCGCTGCGGGAGATTGGTCTCGTAGGCCTCCCGCTGCTCAACATCCAGATCCACAATGCAGCGGATCTCGAATACACCGCCGTTTTTGTCGGCGTACACGGCATCCACCGCGAAGGCTTCGTCAACGGCGGACTCCAGGGAATCCGCCGTTTCGTCGAACAGGCTACGGGACATCAGCCCGCCCCGCCCTCGCCACCGCTACCTTCGCTGCCGTTGCCGGTGTCGTCGTCGCTTTCGACTTCTTCCGGCGCTTCGACCTTCAGTTCACGCACGGCCTTGCCGTATTTCTTGGCCTTGGCAGCGGTGAGCTGCAGTTCCTTGTTGGCCGGGATGACGGACTTTTTGCCATCCTTGTCCCGCTCTTCAATGCGAGCGGTAGTGATGTAGGTTTTCTTGCTCATGGCTGGTGTCTCTCTGGCTGAATTCTTGAGATCACCGGGGCCGGTCAGGCCCCGGTGGTGCTGGCTGCTGCGCTACCGGCCGATTACTCGGTGACGGTGGCGAACAGGGTGGCGTCTGCCAGGCGCGGTACCGGCATACCCCGGCTCTGGGTCATCAGGTATTCCACCGCGGGGTCATCGCTGTCCCAGTTTTTCGGGAACATTTCCAGCGGGCGGTAGCCGGCCTTGTTGTCGAGGATGGCGCCATAGGCACGCACACCGCCGGTACCAACGGACACGCAGGCCACGCCGTTATCCGGGATGAACAGTTGCTTGTTGCCATCGGCATCGCGGTAGTAACCGGTGTAGGACCATAGTTCAGGACCAGCACCGCCGAACCGGCCACGATAGGAGGCCAGGTTGGTGGTCGGCGCGATCTCGAACTCAGTGTCTGAACCGCGACGGCTCTCTACCAGGTCTTTGAACTCGGTGTTCTTCAGCGCGTTACGGAAGGCAGTGCGCCCGAAAATGACGTGGGTACACGGTGCAGCCATCAGCTGGAACCAGTCTTCCAGGTCATCCACCGGGTTATCAGTGCCAGAGCCCCAGGCGGCGCCACCAGTGAGCGCAATGGTGTGGTTCGCGTCCCGACCGAAATCGACCTCCGCTTTCGGATAGTCCTCGCCTTCCACCACGATCTTGCCGGTTTGCAGGAACTGTGCGGCCATCCACTCCATACGGCGCAGGATCTGCCGGCGGTGATCGTCCAGGATGTCCATGCGCACGGCGTTCATGCGCTGCTCGGGAGTCAGCTCCCCGTTCATGCCCTCACCGGCACGACGCTTCAGGGCGCGGTCAGGCTTGACCACATCCTTGGGCTTGATGGTGGGCGGAACGAATGAGCGCAGGGCCCCGCCGCGCTCACGGTTTGGCTTACCAGCCACATAGGGGCTAACGAAAGGTGCCAGCGTTTCATTCAGCTCGATCTTGTCGAATGCGATTTCTTCGGTTCCGAAGGTCACAACCTCCTGGAACAGCAGGTCCAGCAGGAACGGGCTGAACCGATCCAGCTCTCCCATTGCGGAGAGCAGCGTGGTGGTTTCATAGGCCATGGTGTTTTCCTCTTGATTCGGCAAATGTCAGGGGGGCCTGGCGATCAGGCCAGGCGGAGGCTGATCAGTAAGGCTTGACGATGCTCAGCGGGGTGCCATCGAAGGCGGCGTTGAGCGCGTCGACGCTCCAGCTGGCATCGAAGGTGACGACGTTCTCGTTCAGCCAGCCACCCCGAACGTACTGGCACCCTTCGGCGCCGCCGGAGGCGTCCACGTCATGGGCCAGGGCCCCGACCGGCATTTCAGACCCGTCGGTTGCGGTTTCAACGGAAAGGGTCAGCACACCGGTTGCGGTGACCCGACCCAGAATGGCGCCTCGGGTGAGGGTCTGGCCAGAAGCCAGGGTGCCACGGCCAAAGTCGGCCAGACCGCCGATAATCAGGCTGTCCGGCTGGTACTCTTCAGTACGGGTGCGTGCGATCTGGTCGCTCATGGGATTGTCCTCGTGCTCTATGGGATTGGTTTACCGGCCCCGGACTGGGCGGTTATTTGGTGGCCTGGCCCTTGGCTTTTCGCCAATCGGAGATCAGGGTGACTGCAGGATCCTTGCTGTCAGCTGCAGCGCCAGAGTCTTCACCATCGGCGCCGATTTCCGGCTGTTTGGTGTTGCCCATGGCGGCATCCAGCAGGCTGCTGTTTGGGGCTTGCGGCGTGCTGTCAGAAGCGGCCAGGGTTGCCTTGGCGTCGTCGACCGTCATGGTGGTATTGAACGCCAGGTGCTGGGCCAGCTTGGCGCGGCCTTCGGCTTCCTCACACTGCAGGATGCCGGACACGCGGGCCTGCTCAGCCGCACGGGCATCAGCAGCAATGGCGGCAGTGTCCACGGTGTTCTCCTGTTCCGGGCCAGCGCTGCCGGCCTGGGGCTGGGTAGTGGCCTGTTGCTGCTGGGCCACCGGCTTGTTGGTGCTGTCGGTCATGGTGCTTACTCCGATCGTTTGGGTGGTTTGGACGTAGTCCGAGAAGGCGGCCAGCATGTCGTGACCGTTGATGAGCTCGTCCGCGAATCCGTTTTCGATTGCGTCCTGCCCGGTGAAAATGGAGGCCTCGGTGGCCATGACGTCGGCGGCTGACAGGCCGATCTGCTCCGCGACCATGTCGGCGAAGGCCTGGCGCAGCCGGTCACTTTCTGACTGGAAGCGCTCGAGCACCTGGGTCGGCAGGTTTTCATAGGGGTTGCCGTCGACCTTGAAGGCCCCGGAGTGGATCAGGGTCACGTCGATACCCGCTTCCTCCAACTGGCGCTCAAAGCTGGCGTGCATCATCACCACACCCACGGAACCGCTGCGAGCGGTGGCCGTGGTGTAGCGGTAATCCGTGGCACTGTGGATGGCCATGGCCGCGCTGCAGGCGGTGTCGTAGGCAATGGAGCCGATAGGCTTGATGCCCCGAAGGTCGTGGATCCGCCGGGCAGTGTCGAAACACCCGCTGACCTCACCGCCGGGGCTGTCGATGTCCAGTAAGATGCCGGTGACGGTGTTGTCCTGCAGGGCGTCTTCCAGCCGGGCAATGATGCCGTCGTAGCCAGTCATGCCGGAGTACGGCTGCAGGTGGCCGAACTTGTGCACCAGGCTGCCTTCAACCGGGATCACAGCGATACCGTTCACCACCTCATAGGGCCGATTGCGCGGGCGCTCCGGATCGAAGGCATCCGCCCGCATGCGCAGCTTTTCCTGTGGCTCGATCAGGCCGGTCTCGTCGTGCAGGCTGGCGATACCCAGCCGGGGCGCCAATGCACCGATGAACACCCGGGCATAGCCAGGCTCCAGCAGCAACGGTGTGTTCAGCACACGGGCTGCGATGTTCTGGTGTCGCATAGTTTTCTCCGGGCATTAAAAAACCCCGCCGGGGCGGGGCCTGGTGATCGAATGGCCTTCAGAAAAAGTCAGGCTTCGCGACGGCTCGGGTTGCTGCCATAAAGCCCTTTTGAAGATCTGTTTTGGCGATAGCCACCCAGCGCTGATCCAGGTCCTTGTTGTTCTCCAACTCATGGATAAGCTCTCCAACTTCGGCAGCCTTTTCTTTGATAGCGTTCATGGCGTCTATCTCTGGCTGGCTTAGCTCCCGATACCCTTTGATCTTTCGGTGTTGGTTGTCCATTGCAAATTCCTCGAAATTGGTTGCAGAGGCAGGAATCGAACCTGCGACCTCCGGGTTATGAGCCCGGCAAGCTACCGCTGCTCCACTCTGCAAAAGGGGTTACACGTTCGCCGGCTGTACTTCCGGCTGATCCTGATCCGGTGCCAGCGCCTGGGTGTCCATCCAGCTCGGTGGCGGCAAACCAGCGCTCCGGCGCTCCTCGATCTCGCGGACCTGCTGGGCAAACACTTCCTGGTAGTCCTCGCCCATCTTGGCCAGCTCTTTCTCGTAGGTGGACAGGCCGGACTCGATCAGCAGGACGGATTCCTTCACTTCCTTGAGGCCATCGATAGCCAGGCGGCCCGCGCCGATCCACTCGGCGTTACACCAGCTGGCCTTGCCCTGGTAGAAGTCGCGGGTGGCGTTGCCGGGCAGGGTCAGTTCGCCACGGTCCAGCGCTTCTTCCAGCCACAGGCTGAAGATCATGGAGGCCATGCGACTGGCAATGATCTTGCGGCGGCCCATGTAGTAACGCCAACCTTCCATCATGCTGGCACGCGCGCTGCTGTAGGTGGTCCGGCTGTAGTCTTTCGCCAGCTGTTCGTAAGGGGTGTTCAGGCCTGCAGCAATCCATCGGATGATGGAGGTTTCCAGTTCGCTGAAGCCATTGTCCGCGTTCCCGCCCGTCATCAGGTTGAGCTTTTCGCCTGGCATCAGGTGCGGGATCTGCACGCCGTTCATGCGGATGTCAGCACCCTGGTGGTAGTCCTGCAGGATCGACATGAATTCGTGGAGCTTGTCGAACTCGGTGTCACCACCGATCAGCTCAAAGGCCGCCTCGGAACCCATTTCCGACTCGATCACCGCCGCGTACATGGCGTTCACAATGGCGTTCTGAAGCTTGGTCTGCTGCAGCTTGGCCAGCTGGGGCAACTGCTCCATCACAGACAGGAACTGGTTGGCGCCACGGGTCTGACCATCGCCGCGCGGCTCGAACACGTGCAGGAACTGCTGACGGCCCCAGCTGGTTTCCCGGGGCACATACTTCCAGTCGTACCCGAGACCGGTACCGAACCCGGCACCGTGGGAATCATGGTCACGGACCCAGTATCCGACGGCGGCGCCGTACCGGTCCACCTGCACCCCGCCGCGCACGGCAGTGGTGTCGGGCTGGTTCCCGGGATTGCTGATGCGGTGGGTGTTGATCAGTTTCACCGCCGTGCGGAAGGGAGTGCCCCGCCGCTGGATCCACTCGGCGCTGGCCGTGGCCTCGCCCACGGTGCTGTGGGTGGCGACTGCCTCACGGATCATCATGGTCAGGGTGCGTTTGCGTTCCGCATCTACCCAGCAGTTGACCGGGTCTTCAGCGTATTCCGTGAAGGCGGCTTCGACGTCCTGGGCAAAGGCCCGGGCATCGGCTTCGGAAATTCCCAGCGCACGCCAGCGCGGCTTATAGCTGAGCCGGAACATGTGGCCAACCACGTTGTCCACGTGCAGCTGCACGCCGTTGGAGGCCAGCCCGTGGTTGCGCACCAGGTCTTCCGCTCGGGCATTGCCCTGAGCCAGGTCTGGTAACAGGGCAGCGTCGGCAGTGCGGGCGCCCGGGTTCCAGCGGCGCATCTGGCCACCGAATCCGGCACCGGCGCCCGTGTAGGCGCCCGCGCTGGCCATTGGCTTACCGCCGGAGTCCAGGAACGTGATTTTCGGCTCTTGCTTGGCAATGGCTGACATCAGAATGACACCTTTGCAGGACGACGGCGAACCACACCCGGGTTCAGCTGATTCTCCAGCTCAGTGATGTAGGCCCGCAGTTCGGACCGATCGGCGGCCCGGAACTCCACGGTCTTGCCATCACGCTGGATACGGACCACGGACTGGCCGGTCATCAGCTTGTGGTAGGCGGCTTTCGCTTCCGCCAGTTGGCGTTGGATCGTCATCAGTTTCTCCGGGCCAGCTCAGCGAAGCTGCGCTTTCGGCCTTCAGGCTTGGAAATTTTGACCCTGGCGCCCGACTCGCTCGCCGGTTCAGCAGCCTCGTTGCGGGCCTTGCTGCTCTTGGCAGGCTCGGGTATTGCCGGCGCCAGCAGATCGCCCTGTTTGAGCTTCGCTTCCAGGGCGTCCCATTGGGCTGGTTTCTTGATGTGTACCTTCAGGGTTCGGGCGGCGTGCAGGGCGTAAACTTCGCAGTCCAGCGCCTCGTTGCGAACCCCGGCTTTCAGCTGCCACACCTTGCGTCCACCCCGTTGCCGGGACGGCGCCTTGATCTCACTTGTGATCTGGTTGTAGTAGTCCGACCGGACGCCGTTGTACCAGTGCATACGGCCCGGGCCGTTGCCGGTGAGCTTCAGCCGGGCGTCGATCAGGTCCTTCGCCTTGTGGGTACCAACGATGAACACCGGCAGGCCATACTTGGCGGCTTTGGTGCCCTTGTTGTTGGTGTCCACCTTCTTCGCGGGTGTGACGATCTCGCGATTGATGTTCGCGGATTCACCCTTGATGGCCATCACCTTGACCCCACGGTTCCGGCGAGACCGGACGTAGTGGTACACGGCGTCGTTGGTCTGGCCGTCGGAGGAGTCGAAGCTGGCCGCTGTCACGTGGAGGTCAAAGCCCAGTTCATGCTGGTAGCTGCCGAACACGTAGCGGTCCAGCTCTTCCCAGACCGGATCCGTCTTGTCTGCACAGGTGGTGGCTGCGGCGATCTCGCCCCAGTACACCAGCCAGCTTTCCTCGCCACGCCCCCAGGCCCGAACGATGATCGCCAGGCGGTCGTGCTGTACGTCGACACCGACGGTCAACAGCAGGCCACCGGCCGGCACGCTCAGTTCGGCGTACTCTTTGGCCCGCTCCTGCAGGGCCTCGGTGCTGGGTGCGTCGGTCCGGTACTCATACGGCAGGCCAAGGCAGCTGTTCTCGAAAACGATCATGTCGCTTTCGTCGCCTTTCTCCAGCTCGTGCCTGGCCTTGAGGTACCGCTCCACCAGCATGTGCAGCTTGGAGCCGGGGAACGGTGAATACAATTCGTTGATGTAGAAGCCGGCAACACCCCGGAAGGGCTTTTCGGCGACCCACTCACCGCGACGGACGTTGCGGTTTTTGTCCACGTCCCGCCAGGGCACGCCGCAATGGGGGCACACGTAGCGGGCGGTGTGGGTCTGGGCCTTGCCGTAGACCTCGTCTTCCACCTCGGCTTCGTTGTCCCAGATCACGTTCTCCCAGTTGAGAACGTGGCTGTCGCCGCATTCATGGCAAGGCACCATGAACTTGCGCCGGTCGCTGGCCAGGTAGGCCTTTTCTACACGGGACAGGCCCTTGACCGTGGGCGTTCCGCCGAAGATGACCTTCCGGTATTCGTAGGTTTTGGCACGCTCCTCGAGGAGCTTGACCGAGTCGCCCTGCCCTTTGACGTTGGTGTTGCAGTCGTCCGGTTCCTCAACGCAGACCACGGGAGCCGACAGGGACTTGACGTTGTCCGGCGCGTTAGAAGCCACCAGGGCGAGAAACCCGCCAGGGAACTTCTTGAAGTCGGTGCGGTTGCCGGTGGTGCGTGATGTGGTCACGTCCACCAACGGGCGCAGGGCCTCGGTAGCCTCCACCATCGGCACAAACTTCTGATCCAGGTACTTCCGGATCGTCTTGTCCTTCGGGAACAGCAACACCACCGGGCACGGATCGTTGTGGATCCGCCGGCCCAGGTAGTTATTCCAGACCCCATCTGTCCACGCCACCTGCGCAGACTTCATGCAGACAACCTCTTTCGTGGCCGGATCGTCCAGCGCATCGAGCATGCCGGGTACCCACGGCGTGAGGTCCGTGGAGTACTTGCCCGGCATGGGGCTGCTCTCCTGGGCCAGATAGCGGAACTGGTTGGCCCACTCAGTCGAGCTGATCTTCGCCGGCGGCTCGAACCTGGCCAGAGCCTGGGTGATCACCCGCTCCAGGTTGGCTTCCAAGCGATGCCAGTTGTCTGAGGATCGATCGAGAATGCTCATTCAGAAGCTCGATATCGAGATCGATGTCATAGACGGTATCGATCTCGGTTTTGAGTTTGGGGTTGCCGGTCAGCACACCTGTGCGGATCGCCAACACCACCTGTTCCAATCGAGCCCCGATTGTTACTGCAGGTACCAGTTCTTCCAGATCTTTCGCCAGGGCGAGTTCTTCACGGTCGCCCTTGATGCGCTCCAGCCGTTCACGGGATGATTCATGCCGGGCACCAGAGACAGCGCGCTCCAGCAGCCACTCGTGAACATCCTGGGTGTCATACTCATTCGCCTGTCCCCGGGCACCGGAGAAAGCGACCGGAAACGATGGGTCTTTCTGGTAGGCCGTGAAACTGCGTTCAGAAATCCCGAAGATCTCTGCCAGCTCACGCTTGTTAACACGCTTACCCATCGTAACCTTCTGTTTTCAATCAAAGGAAGGAAGGCCGGGGACAGCCCAAGTCTGCAGAAAAAGCGCGCTCTGCGTGCCCTCGTAGCGGCCCCCTGCTCAGAAGGACCCGCACGGGTCTGCGAAGGCCCGGTCCCTTACCACGAACCGCTCGCGGCTGGTCGCTTCAACGTCGGTGTAGGTGGCCTTCACTTCGATATCAACCAGCGTTCCCTCTGCCACATCAACCGCAGGCACCAAGCCAACGTAACGACCAGCACCCTCGTGGTTCATGACGATAGGGTTGGTTACCCCCGGGAGGGCGCTGCCATCTTCCGCGGTCAAAGTCGCCGTGACCGTTGCACCCGTGATCGCTGCGCCTTCATGGTCGGTCAGCTCGGGTACTTCGATAACCCGGCTGTTCTCACGGTAGAAGATGCGCACTGGTTTAAGCCGCCGCCTGGGTGAACTCAGCCGTGACCGTGATGGTGGATCCGGCAGACAGGGTCACGTCTCCCTGGTCGAATGCACCAGCGGCGAACAGAAGACCGGCAGTACCGCCCTTGGTGGCACTGTCTGCGAGGAAGGCCCCGCCGATGGTGGTGCTGTTGTTCGTGATGGTGAACTGAGCAGCCGACGCGTTGTTGTTCACGGCCTTGCCCGTAACTGATCCCGGGGTCCAGACCTGACGACCGGGCTCGTCATAGCCGCTCACTTCTGTCCAGCCGGTATGAGATCCCATTGTGTCGCCAGCCGCCACCGTGGGCGCGCCGTCTGTCAGGCCTATGTACCAGGGGCCGGCGCTGGCCAGGCCGCTATCCAGCAGCTGGTTCAGGCCGGTATCAACGATCAGGTTCTGCCACTCGGCCGTGTGGATAAGGTTACCTTCCGGATCGCGGAACTCTGCCCGCCACTTGCCCAACGCCTGAGCGTTACCCAGGGGGAGGGAGGCAGGGGCGGCCCCCGCTGCTTTCATGCGGTCTTGTGCTTTGGTCAGGTCTTTCATGGCTCAGTGTCCTGGCTTGATCTTCACGGATTGATTCAGTGCAGGTTTGGTGTTCACGCGGTACTGCAGGGCATCACGCAGAATGACGGCCCCCATGATCAGATACCGGACGCCGGCGTTCACGATGGCAAAGCTTGACGACGCAATGGCGCCGGCGGTCATCCTGGCGGTGGTCGATGCCCGGACACTCATCAGATCCGCCACGGAACAGACGTCCGAGAGCGAGGCATTCAGGTTCGCCATGAGGGCCCAGGCGTCACCGCTCAGACCGCCGGAGCGAAGCGCATTCACGAAGGCGTAACTGATGCTGAAGCTGGCATCGGCCAGAGCGGCTTCCTGTATGGCTCGCTGCAACCCGAAGAGCATGCGGAAGCTGTCAGAGGCAACCGCACCAGAGGCGATGCTGGCCAGCTGCAGAACAACCGCCTGATAGGCATCGGTGACCGAGGCCGAATCAGACAGTGATGCGATAGTGTCCAGCGCTGCAATGAACTGGTCGGACGCAAGGGATTGCGCCTCAAGGGCAGCGGTCACCGCGTTTTCGGTTTGCCGCCGGATCTCATCCGCAGCTGCGCCCTTCTCTACCAGGTTGACGAGCACCTGCGCCTGAACCGTCCAGCTTTCACCGGCTGACGCACCGGCACTGATCGCAGCAGCGGCACTGGCAAGCGCGTCAACCGTGTCGTTACCCGTGGCGGCATTGGTCATCGAGCCGACCGCAGCAGGTGCATCACCAGTAACGTCAGTGGCCTGGGCCGCTTCCATGATTGAGAGATTTACCGAGGCGATGCCGGTTGCCTGGTCACTGGCAGCTGCAGATGAAGTCAGGGATACGGCTGACTGGACTTGTGCAGCCCAGCTGTCGGTGCTCGATGCCGCTGATGTGATATCGCCGGCCTCATCTCCACCGGCACTCCCATCGTCATAAAATACCCACTGGCTGTCGTCGGTGGGGAAGTTGATCAGTGAGCCGTCGTTAGTCCCTACTGTATCAGTTAGTATTAAACCGGTGCCGTTAGCTGCAGAGGGATCGTAGAGATTTTGCGGTGCCCCACTAACTGAAAAATTAATACGGTAGATGTCACAGTCAACAAAGTCACCAGCATTCAAATATCGGCTCGACAATAATCTATTAAAAGAATAACTTTCCGTACCCCTCGGCATAGTGATTACTTCATAAGGCGACGAAAAAATAAATTCCGTCGCCGTTAGCTCAAACCTAAAAGTAGCCCTTTCGTTTAACTTATACTTAGCTTCTATAACTCCAGGATCATCGAACCTAAATAAATCGAAAAGCTGAAAACCACCAAAAGAGAAATTTTTCAAGCTCCACTGAGGCCTGTTGTTAAAACTACTAGATAAAACCTTACCCTCGGTTGAGCGAATTACTAAATCAAACTCCAAAACCGACTCTGTGTGGTTTGCCGGAGAAATAGCGCTACTCAAGCTTATATAATCGTCAATGCCGTCGCATTTAAGATAATAAGCCATCAGATAACACCATAAGCATCATCAACAAACAGCGATGCATTCCTCCACTCAGGAGGCACTTTGGTATCGTACTTGCCAGCCTCCGAGACACCCCTGAAAGACTCAATACGAACACGCTTTCCGGTTCTGGGATTCTCAGCCAAAAGGCGAGGATTGTGCTTCTCAGTCGGGCCAATGGTTTCAATCACAGCATAACCGCCTGACTGGGCAACAGGCTTAACTGGGCAGGTGCCACGGCTAAGCATCACATCATGCAAAGTGACGCGGGCAAACGGCTTAACCGTCTCACTCGCCTCGGCATCAGCGTCGGCCTTAAATGCATTCAGATTATCCTCAAGATCAGGCAGCAGTTGGATGAGGTTGTCTATCATCGCTCTGTTCGCCAGTCCCTTTTCCGTATTGTCTGACCAGTTGAACGTACTTTCGGCCCTTACCCTGTCCATGAAGGCGAGACAAATACCACGTGCGGGGTTATTCGGATCCTCAGAGGCATCGTGGAGTGGCCCGTAAAGACCGTTCTGGACCAACAACAAAGCAACAGCTTCCGAACTGGTCAGCGAATAAACCACTTCTTCGTATTGTCTTGCTTCCTGCAGTGCCGTTGCGTCATCAGGGCTTGCGGTTTCAAGAAACGTTGCCAGGTCCATGGTTTACTCCACAATCACCAAAACATCCGTAGGCGCCCTGGGCTCTACCTGCTCCCATCTCAGCACCACCGTCCCACTGGGTTCAGACTCCAGGCCGTCGGTATCAACGGCGGTCATGTGGCACTCGTGTTCGCCGTAGCCCGGCAGCACTTCGTGCTTGGTCAGTTCGTACTGGTCACCACGGGCCACAGTGGGCTCGATGCTGGTCACGACCTCACCGCACACCAGGCGGTATTCCGCAATCTCGGTCATCGGATCCAGCGGGGTACCATCGGCGCGTTCGGTGGGCGGGTTCCAGGTCAGGGTTTCCGCCATGGCGGGGGCTGCCAGCAGGGCCAGCAGCATCAGTGCGATCAGTCGCATTACCGTTTCCTCGAATAGATGCGGCCACCGAACAGGGCGACGGCCCAGTAAATGGGGTAACGCCAGCGGGACGGGATACCTTCATGCCGCATGGCATCCAGGAAGATGCTATCGGCAAAGGCCTTGCCCCGCTGGGTTTCGTAAAGGTAGTCATGCACAACGGCGGACTTGACCGCCCGGCCCTTGAACGCTGCATACACCACCGGGATGCGCGGCACGCTGTCCAGGTCTGTCAAGAACCCGGTAGGCACCACGATGGTCCCGGTGCGGTGGAAGTACATCAGTGGCTTCGTCAGGCGCCACTGGCGCGTCCGGGTGAAGGTATGCTCCAGCTGGGAAAACATCTGCTCAGCCGACGGCATTACCGAACCCTCGCCGCCGCCTGGTCAATCCACTGCAGCAGGGTCACCAGCGTGTACCGTTCATCCGGCTCAACAACGCCCTCACCGATCAGGTCCGCAATGGACTGCCGGGCCAGGGCCACGCCGTACATCACCAGCTGCTGGTCAGCCGGGCTCATGGCATCAACACCGATTTCATCCAGCGCAAAGGCCTGAAACTCCTCCAGGGTGAACACCGCGTCACTGTCTATCCGCGACTGAAGGCGGGCAACGGCGTCACGGACACGCTGAGCACGGGCCACCGGCTCATCATCCGCCGCGATAAATCGCAGGGTCAGCTGGTCGGTCACCAGGCGGGCCGTCATCGGGTTCTGCTCGACCTCATCCAGCACGGCACAGCTGGCCAGTGCCACCACCAGCAGCATGGCAAACAGGGACTTGATCATGGGACTCTCCGAAATCAGCGGAACTTGCGAAGGATTACCTGCGTCAGCACGGCTTCAACATTCTTGGCGCCCACATAGGCGATGATCCCGGACGCGGCCACCGAGGCCTCCATGCTCCATTCGAGCACCCCCAGGAAGATCCAGAACAACATCAGCGACAGAAAGCCGGACGACACAGCCGCCAGGCAGAAGGCCCAGAACGACCACTCCTCACGGCCATCCTTCACGTCCATCAGGTACTTCAGGACACCGCCGGTTATTCCGATCAGGATCACGAAGATAGCGTTCCAATACTCCACGACCTTGGCCGCTGTCGACACCAACAACTGCGCGATCCAATTCTCTGGCATCTTCCTGTCCATAGCGTTCCGGTTAACGATCAGGGCTGCTGGGCGAGAATCACCGGTGTCGGATCAATAAACTCACCACCGGCATTCATCAGCTCAAAGTGAACGTGGGGCGTAATACCCTGGTAACGGCTGGCGATACTCTGGGCAACGCCGATAAACGTCTTGCGGGAAACCTCATCGCCAACCGCAACCAGCGGTTCAACGTAGAAAATCCGAAATCGGTAGCCGTGGCTGCTTACCTCCACATACCGAAAGTTCAGGTCATCGGCGTAGCAGTAACCCAGTTTTGTGACGCGGCCAGAAACCGGCGACCGGACTCGGGCCCCGGCCTGACAGATCAGATCCACACCGTTGTGTTTGCGGCTGCCCCGCGAGTCTCCAAACCCACCGCATCCGTGACCATCGCAGCGACGAAAAGCCAGTTCGAAAAGCTGCATGGTCTATCTCCCGATTGGTGTCTGCACCCGAAGGCAAACAAACAGCCCACTTGCTAAGCTCGAATCTGCCAGGAAACTCACCCAGCAAGGGGCCAAAACATGACTGAATGCCTGAAAGCTCAGACACCACTGAGTGTCACGCCCGAACTACGCCGTGTGCTAACAGCCGTAGTGCCTGAACCAGAGCCTTTTTTCTTGGAGGTTCAGGCCCCTTCCTGGGCGATAGAATTAAATTGCTATGGAAATGTCGAAACGGCGATTCGAAGGCTTGGCGGAGGTCAGCTAGCGGGCTGGTTAATCCGTATTTGGCCGCGCGTTCTGGTTGAACTCCAACATCACGCCATATGGATTCAGCCTGACGGCGTGCCAAGAGACGTAACGCCGGCAATACCTCCAAATCAGAAAGTCCCGAAGGAACGAGTGCAGCTATTCCTTGCCGATCCAGAAAGCGCCGATACATATACTGATACATCAACACGTCAACTGACACTGCCGGGAAACACACTCAACACCTCCATTGTTCAGGCGAGGATGGAAATGCTCAGGGCGCATACCGCAGGCGATGAACGCAAAGTTCATCATCTGATGGATGAGCTAGAAGCGCTTTATGACCAGCGAAACTGGAAGCCCGAACCCTCTGACCCCTGCCCCTGCGGATCACGCCGCACGTACGCCGATTGCCATGGCCGCTGAAAAAGGCCCGCCCGAAGGCGGGCAAGGCTCGCTGCGGCGTCCAACAACAACATGCGTACGATGAGAGAAACGACCTGCGCCCCATAAAAAAACCCGGTCATCGCTGACCGGGTTCTCAGGGCTCATTGCTGGAAGGACACACTTTTGTGACCTTACGGGATTTACCCTATATCCGTGCGCGCACGGAGTCAAGCCGTGCTGTACATTATTTACACCTAACTGAACAGCCGGCCATCCACCCAGGCTTCCGCACTCCGCAGGATCACCCGCACCTGGTCACGGCTCTTGCCGATCTCTTCCCCCACCATGGAATGGTCCCAGCCCTGCACATAGTGCCGTTGCAAGGCCCGCCCCAGGTCCGGCTCACGCAGCTTCAGGCAGGCCACCGCCTGGTCCACCTGCATGGCCTCATCGTCCGGCACATCACAGCCGCCAGTGGGTGCGTTCAGCTTCACCGCAGAAAACCCCAGGTTATGCCCACCACTGCGCACCCAGTTGCCCCAGTCCTTCAGCCTCAGTTTCGTGTCTTCAAGCATGGCGATCCCCCTGTTTGCCATTGTTGTTCCGTTTTTCGTCATGTGCAGCCCACGTGCAGGGTATAAAAACAACCCTGCACGGATTTAGCCTTACTCCCACAAGGGATGT